CCTTCGCCGGTCTTGTGCCACAAGACAATGTGCAATTATCCCAATGCCCACATGTCTTTTTGAATCCTACTACTTCCACTGGCGGATCTATGGAATTGCCGTTCTTTTATCACAAGAATTATTTGAGTGTCCCTAATGCAGAATGGAGAGACATGGGTAGACTCTTTTTGCGAACTCTCAACACTTTGAAACACGCTAATAATGCATCTGATCAGGTGACGGTAACTGTATTTGCATGGGCCTCTGACGTTGAATTAGCAATGCCAACTGCTAGAAATCCGATTGGTATGGTACCACAAAGTGGCAAAGAAATTGATGAGGCAAATTTGAAAGGAATTGTATCAGGACCTGCATCTACTGTTGCTGCTGTTGCTGGTGCATTGGCTAATGTTCCAGCTATAGCCCCTTTTGCTATGGCCACATCGACCGTAGCCGGAGCTGTTGCTTCAGCTGCTAAATCACTTGGCTACAGCAGGCCTCCTGTTACTAAGAATCCTGATCCTTACAGACCTACACCTACTTCTTTGTTGGCGGCGACTGTTGTACCTGACACTGCACAGAAGTTAACTCTTGATGACAAACAAGAGTTGACTATTGATCCACGCATTGCAGGTATTGGTCCAAATGATCCTATGTCAATTGTTGATATTGCAAAGCGTGAATCTTATTTAAATACGTTTGATTGGGATATTGGGACCGCTACCAACACCACATTGTATAATTATGGTGTAACGCCTATGCATTGGGCAATATCAGGTGCAGGTACTGATTCTGAAGCGGTTCATTTGCCAGCTTGTGCTATGGCCGCATTGCCTTTTAATTATTGGACTGGATCGATAAATTTCAGATTTCAAATTGTGTGTAGTGCACATCACAAAGGTAAATTGGAATTCGCCTTTGAACCCACTGGTTTGGGTTTTGGGGGTGACACTACATTTGTCACCAACTACACAAAGGTAGTGGATATTGCAGAAGAAAATGATTTTACTGTTACTATTGGCATGGCACAAGTTAATAATATTATACCATGTAAATTTACTCCAGGTGGTGATGATTTATCGAGAGTTCGTGGTGCTAGTGCAGTTACCTCTGATACGGGGCTTAATGGCGTTTTAACCATTAAAGTATTGAATGAGCTTACTACGCCTAATTCTACTGAGGCAAATAATATTTCTATCAATTGCTTTGTGAGTGCAGGCGATGATTTTGAGGTGTTTGCACCAAATAGTCAACCCGCATCATATACATTCAAGCCATCAACTTTAACTGAGTTTGACACTCAAAGTGGTTTGGATGCTGGCGATATGCCAGGCGATGTTGTTAGTGATGAATTGGATAAACCACAGCAAGAACAAACTGATCAATTTGCTGGCGATATGCAGGATGGAGCCTTATTAAATAAGGTTTTCATGGGTGAATCTATTCGTTCTTTTAGGCAACTTATTAAGCGATATAATTTTCATCGCAGGGAACTCATTCCCAAAAATGGTCAACGAGGTTGGCTAACTAGACCTATGTTCCCTATTTATAGGGGCAAGGTTACCAATGCAGTTGATGATTCCAGTATTGGGAAGTACAACTACTGTAATACTACCATATTGCACTGGGTAACTATGGCTTTTTCCGGATGGCGTGGAGGCGTCCGATGGAAAATGTTGCTACCCAATAGTATAGTAGACGATACTATTGAAGGTCAATCGGTTGTTAAACCAGCTGGTTACGTAACGCGTGTACCTATTAACACATTTGTTAGGTGGGAAACTGATTTTGATAGTCGTCCTAACTACACTAGTGCTGCGCAGTGTGCCTACGATGCCGTTTATGATTTAGGTGAAGATCTTAGCGGAAAAAGCGCACCAACTATGATGAATGGTGGCACCTACTTTGATGGTGCCATCAATCCTAATGTGGAAGTTGAGATTCCATATTATAATAATCTACGATTCAAGCCCGGTAAAACAGTTAATTACACTACAATTAATCTTAATATCGAACACTTTAGAATCGTATTTGATACTACATCAGATGGAAATTCTGTTATGGATTTCCACTGTGCTGCAGCTGAAGACTTCCAGGTTTATTTCTTTACAGGAATGCCTAGATTGTATTTAGAAGCTGTTCCTCCAATACCCTCTTAAAGGGGGTTCTTAAGGCATATAGACAGCCTTCAATTGTCTTACCTCCGTGTAGTCCGGAGGCGTCGAAGGATTCGACGCGGCATGGCCGAATAATTTGTTTTTGTAACCTAAGAGGTTTCAAACGGATGTTTCGGCGTCCGTGGAGTTTCCCTCTTTAAGGTTTGATTACAAGTTTTATAGTTATG